TGGGCGACGTTTTCGAACAACCATTTGTTTATTCATGATTATTCAGCCTGTGCTAAGTTGCAGGCAGGCTTGGATTTATTTCAGCCTCTCTATGTCAGTTACATACTTCCTTAGAACTTCCACTGTCTGGATATTCTTCGGAGTTCTCACCAACATACGAAGCTGGCAGTAGTTCTCTGCACTAGGATTATTGACGAATCGAAACAAAGTTTTCCCTAAATTTAGGTATTCTACTTCGCCGGAACTAAATTCCACACGGTGGGAGCAAAACTCGTAAGTATCTTGCACTTCGTGCATTTCCATTACTTTGCCTCGCTCTAAATACCACCGGGTCATTTCCTCTACGCTTTTAGGGCTGTCCTCGACACAATCGTCTCCCATTGTGCGAGGCGGCCTACCTGACAATTGGTAAGCCATTCCAGCCCTCATTTCACTATTTCCGGAGGACGTCATGTAGCATCCAGAATTAAATATTCCATCAAATTCCTGTTCTAACATAACGCCATTACTCAATACGAAAATAGCTTTCTTTCTCAACCGGATGTAGTTAATCATAGCTAACCGCATCCTTGGATCCACAAAATGGATGGCAAAATCACGAAAGGCTAATAGCCATTCGTAGTCTTCACTGTCCACAGAGAAGTCCCATCCTTTAGCATCACTATCTACTGGATTTTCCATACGCATTATGAAACGGGTTAACACTTCCCATTCATAGTCTGTGTCTCCTATTCCACTTTGCATTGGTAGGTCATGGTGATTACGTATACAAAAGTTTTGCCAATCGCTAAACATTATTCGTTCAACAATTTGATCAATTAGAGAGACACTATGTATCAATCTCCATCTTTTGGCTTTTCTTTTCTTATCACTGTGTGGTTCCTGTTTTACAAACAGGCGTACTGGGTCTACTAAACCTTTCCCAACAGCAGTGATCGCATCCATTCCTTCAACATTAGCATCCGCCAACAATTGAAGTCGGGTCTGTACTATATTGATTAAATTACGCATAGGCACATTCTTTAAGACTTGTGCATTATTACTATGTTGAAAGAAGAAAGGAAATCCAGGACTGGATTGCATCTTTATCTTCGATCTCAAATTCTTTTCAATTTCGTATTCGCATTGCGAAGACCCTATTCTAATTGGGTTAGGAATTTTAAAGATTCCAAGGCTTTCAAAGAAAGCCTTTGCGTCTCCTCTAATGTCGTCGATCGTTCTATATTTCGAGCGACCTCCTTGAGCGAGTGCGCTAAGACGTTGGCATCGGAGGGAAGCAAATTCTGCATATGGACCCGTGTCTGGCCATTGGTATCTTTTAATACTTGGTTCGACTTCACAGGCCTTCTCAAAACAGCCGTTATCTGTTGGTTGAGCGAATTGGACTCTTCGGTAATATCTGTAGATTTTACCGATGTATCCGAATCCGTCAATACCGGACCACTTCTGTTCTTCCTCCGACGTTTCCGCCGTTTCTTCTTCTCTGGTTGAGTATCTGTAGTGACTGTAGTTGTCAATGATTCCGACTCCACTGTCGCAGACTCTACGTCCGCTGGGATAGAGACCCCTAAAGCGGTCGGGCTCGGGTTTTGGTCCGACCCATCTTTTAGCGTCTTAATGTTAATACTATCCTCAATGCTATAGTCGTCCTTATCAACTACTTCCTCATACCTGGGAGGAGGTGGCAATTCCAAGATTTGTACTTCCTGATCAACTCGGGTTTCCATTTCAATTGGCTCTACACCACTCTCTTTCTTCCAGGGATTCGGAACGTCTACCTTCTTAGCTCCTACTGTCTTTGTCCCAGGTGGTTTCATCTTCCTAACTCGCGGCAAGCCAGAGAGAGTGGCTACGCTCTGCTTTTCACGCAAGAATTTAATCAACGCTTGCTTACTACGCATATCCATATCCATTTCTCTATCCAACTCGGACGTCGTGTCTTCTGTATAAACACCACTAGCACCAGAATATATAGTTTCCTCCATGGTCTGGTCACCTATCTTAAAGATGGCGACCGTCCTTTGGCTTCTTTTATTTCTACTCTGGTCTCTGCGACCGGCTTCGAATAACTCATACGCTTCTTCGGAGCGATTCTTCTTATTTGACATGAAATATTCATCGTCTCCTCCTTGGTAATCTGGTTCTTCTTCCTCTCGGTCGTCCCTGGGACCCCGGTCCCGCCTCTCGTGCTCGTGGAACTCAAATCGTTCCCACTGCATCGCAGATTCATTATGGAACTCCTGCTCCGGCACAGCTATTTCGTTTCCATTGAGAATATGACTAATCATACTCAAAGGTACTCCTCTATTAGCATCGATGGATCCATGCGTATGCATGGCTACTGGCTGGCTCAAGTGATTTAACACTAATGCTCCTGACCACGATCGTTTCGTAGAAGCCGTATATGTCCAAAATGGCCATGAGGCTTCCTTGATTACTCCGTGGGCTTCGCCAAATAGTTTCCCATCTGGGCCTGAAACAGACACTGTAACACTCCTATTGGGCACGAAACTAGCTCGTTTCCACCCCAACACCGTGTTTAAAGCCGGGTCCTCCTTGAAAATCACGAAGTCCATACCATCCACGTCTAAGGTGGGGTCTACGGACATCGCAATCGGTTTCAAGTTGTCCACTTCAAAGGCACTACGTCCTTTTCCGCTCCTAATGCAATCTGTAGGTATCATCAATTCATAAACATGGAAGGGTGTGATATACACATCCTGTTCTCCCATCTTCACTCTATTAATTATTCCATAGGCTGGTCCAACGCTATCACCATGCATTCTATGCAAGGTCATGGCGTAACCGGGTTGCTTGGAGGGAGTGATTACAGATTTGTCCAAAACCGTCTCGTTTTCCCAAAAGCCGTTACGAATTTCTGGCTCCTTCCACTCCATTACTGTGTTGTGGTCTCGTATTTTATATACGATCCCATCCACGGTAATTTGGCGGTAAGGTCCATTTTCATCATATCTGACTCGAACAAATTTTGTTTTCCCAGCCTTTACGGACACTTCTCTCGAACGCATCCACATAGCTGCTACTCTCAATGTATTCTCAAATACATTAGACACGTAGACTGATATTGCTATCAACGCAATACCCACCACTACGGTACATATTTTCTCCTTTATCTCTTCCGGGACAAACCTCCACATCATTGTGTT